GGTTCAAGAAGTGGATATGGAAACGGGCCTGGATAAACCCACTCCGACCGAGGAGATGGTGATTGGTTACGAGGAGCGTCCGAAGATTGGGCCTGATGGGGAACCGGAAGTCGTTGGTGGATGGAGGTATAAAGTTACCTACATCTGTAACGGGAAGATCCTCGGCACTATCGACCCGTTGGAGCCCAATATGTACCCCTTTGCGATCCTCTATGATTTCCCGCAAAGGCAGTCTTTCTGGGGCAAATCCCATGCGGAGTTGATCTTGGAAAACCAGAAGCTGGTGAACAAGGTCGAAGGGGTCACCGCGATGATCGGTGTACTTCTCCAAAACCCGCAACGGGTGATGAGTCGAGGAGCAGGGATTGATCCCAGCGAGCTTCAACGATATTCCAATGCTCCCGGCCATGTGTGGATTGTCAATGGAGACGCGAACCAGGCCATCCGAAACCTTGATCCGCCTCAAGTCCCGCCTGCTTTGCTTCAGCTTGCGGAAGCGGCAAAGGCCAATATCCGGGAAATTACCGGAATGAATGAAGCCTATATGGGTGAATCCGTCGGATCGCTCCAGACTTCCCAGGGAGTTCACAGCCTGATCGAGCGGGCCACCCTCCGGGACCGCGACCAGATGGAGGATCTGGCCGAATTTCTGGAGCAATTGATCAAACTAATCATGGCGTTCGTCACGACCAAGTATACCGAAGAACGCTATATGCACGTCGTCCGCGATCCCAGCAATCCGGACCAATACGAGCTCCAGCCGTTCACCGGGGTGAACTACCGGGATATTGAGTACCTCGTTGAAGTCAATGTCACTGCACGGGCTCCGATCTCGATGGTGCGGCGGGCAACCGAGGCCAAGGATCTTCTTCAGATCAGCGGCCAATACAAGGATGCCTTTGGGGTGGATATCATTACACCCGAAGAATACATCGAGCAGTCGGATATGGTGGATAAGCGGAAGATCATCGACCGGATCAGGCAAGACCGGATCGAGAAAGACCTTGATAAGTTGAATACCGTTTTGCAGATGGCTTTGGAGGCCCAGATGAACGGTATTCCTCAAGAGAACGTCTTCCAGATGGCTCAGAACATGTTGGCTCAGATTCATTCCGGCCAGCTGAGCCCCCAGCCCTACGCCATGAATGGAATGGGTATGAGCATGGCCCCCGAGGGGCAGGGAATCGGATCGGCGGCTGACAACACCTCTGAGGCCCAAATGCATCAGGCTGAGATGCCAATGGGAGAAGAGTAAACGGTTGACAAAAATTCCTTCCATCTTTAAAATAAAAGTAGTATAATAATTAGTTACTAACTAACTAGGTAACGCGGGAGTCGCGCCCCGCTTTTACACAAGCTGAGGTGGTTACTTAGTTACTAACCAATACATGGCCCTGGTTGACCCGGCCAGGGCTGTATTCCGGATGGGGTTAACCGGAGAGGAGGACAACATGTCGATTTGGCAAGAGGTTCTGGAACAGTTTGAACGGGACAATCCTGCGCAGGAAGAAACGTCGGTGGAAGCTCAAGAAGAGTCTGTAGAAGAGGGAGATCCTCAACAGGAACCAGAAGGTTCCCATACAGGAACCGAAGAGGAACCTACGGAAGAGGAGGTTCCTGAAGAGGAACAAAGTGGTTCCGATACTGGAACCAAACAGGAGCAGCCGGAGGAGAAAGAACCGGAAACGCCTCCGAGGGAGCATCAAGGATGGGCACGCCTTCGGAAGGAGCGTGATGAGTATCGGAAGTACTACAAGTTCCTTGACGACCTGGCGAAGACTCAAGGTTTGACGGTCGATCAACTGATGGAGAAGGTCAACCAGACTCGTGTCCAAGCGGAAGCCCAGCAGAAGGGAGTTGACCCTGAGGTTTGGCAAGAGATTCGGCAGATCCGCGAGGACAACGAGCGCATGAAAAAAGAGGCTGCGCAGACGGCGTACTTCAGTCGAGTGCAGCAATTCATGACCCGAGAGGGTTTAACGGATAAAGATCTGGAGTCCACGTGGGCTTATATGGCTGAGAAAGGATACTACAACGACGAGTTGGGTGTCCCCACGATGGACATTGAGGAGCTTTACTTCCTGGCGAACCGGGATCGGCTCGTCCAGGAGCAAGTGAAGAAGGCGCGGCAGAAGGAGCTTGCTGAAAAACGTCGTCGTCAGAAAACCGCTCCGGTTCCCCACGGTGGCGGTGCTGCGCCTCAGCCGATAGATTCGGATGAGCTGACGGACGAGGAATTCTGGAAAATCAGCAAGCAACTGGGGGTGCTAAAAGATCGCTACTGATGAGGTGAAATACATATGGCTCTGACGAACATGCCGACTGCGACGCAAACTGGTTCTAACGCAAAACCGATTAACTTGACCTCCAGTCCTGCGATGGCTCCGGCCCTCCGGCCTCAGCAATATTACGACAGGGTGTTGTTGGAGGTTCTGCGGCAAACCGAGTTTGGTCATCAAAAGTTTGCTCAGGTCCGGACGCTTCCGAAAAACGCCGGGACGAACACTATTAACTTCCGGAAGATCGGGAAGCTCGCTCCGGTTCTGACTCCGCTGACTGAAGGGATCACCCCCGACGGTCAACAGGCGTCTAAGGACAACGTGACGGCCACGGTGGCCCAATACGGGGCTTACATGCTGTTCTCGGATAAGGTTTCCTTCGAGGAAATCGATCCGATTATCGCCGAGTATACCGAGGAGCTGGGTCACCAAGCCCGCGAGTCTCTGGACATCCTGGTACGCGAAGTGTTGTCCGGAGGAACCAACGTGTACTGGGCTAACGGTAAAACGAGCCGGGATGCCTTGGCTGCGGGAGACAAATTCACCCTCAAAGACATCCGCCGGATTGTTCGGGACTTCAAGAAGAACCATGTGAAGCCCGTGGCGGGTCGGGATTATGCCTGCTTCATTAGCCCCGACACGGAGTATGATGTGTTCGACGATCCGGACTTTGAAAAAGTGGCGGACTACGGAAACCGGGCTCAGCCGTATTTGGACAACGAGATTGGTCGGATTCACGGTGTGCGTTTCTTCACGCTGACCAACGCCAAGGTCTTTGAAGGGGCGGGGTCGGATGGATCTGACGTTCACGCCGCGATTATGATCGGGCGGAACGCCTACGGTGTGGTGAAAGTCGAAGGTAACGGTAACGTCCAGTCCATCGTCAAGGGCCTTGGCTCCGGTGGAACGGAGGACCCGCTGAACCAGCGGCAAAGCGTAGGTTGGAAGGTCAACGCCTTCGGAGCTGTGCGGCTGGAAGAGCTGGCGATCGCTCGGTACGAGCATGTGCCGTCGCTGTAAGTTAGGAGGTTAGTCAATGGCTAAAAAGATCAACACCACTTCCTCGATTGCTAGTAAGCAATTCACGGAAGCGGAGTACCTGCAAGATCTCGAGAAAGTTAAACGAAAGCTGCAACAAGAGAAGATGGTAAAAGTCAGCATTCCGAAACAACTGCGCAGCGTGTTGGGTGTATCGCTGCCAGTGGGGATCAATGGGGTGTTCATGAACATCCCGGTGGACGGGAACGAATACGAGATTCCCGAACCTATGGCAAAGATCATCAAAGAATCGTTGAAAGTGATTCAGGTTACTGACGTAGATGCGTCGGTGGCCGGACTGAAACAAGACGATCAAGTCGAGTGGTAAGGGAGGGGAGGTAACTCCCCTCTTTTTTAGAAAGGAGGGAGCTTATGGCCCTGACCTTACAGCAAGTTATTGAGGCGGCCAACGCCTTGGCAGATGAAGGTCTTGATTCTGAGACCATGACAGGGTTTGTGAATAACGCCATTGCAGAGATCAACGTCAAAGCGAAAGCGAAGTATCCCTTCATGAGCCATTCCAACCTGTCAGAGGAATTTCCCCTCCCGGATGAGTGGGTCCGGACGCTGATCATCCCGCATGTGGTCGCGCAGATCAAGATGCAGGACTCGTCCCAGTTTGAGTACATGGACCAAATGGGACGGTTCTCTGTAAACCTGGACCACTTCATCACGAGCTATGCCATTCCTGACGAGTATGTGGACTGGGAAAAACGCGGCTACATTCAAGTAACTGATCCGGATACAGGGGAGTTGATCTGGGCTCGTCGGACTTCCGACGTGTTCACTGTTCCTCCAGCTCCCTGGATTATGTGGTGATGTAGATGGCTAGGCAGCCGATGAGACCGGAGTCCTGGCTGAAGCACATGGAGGCATTCAAGAGCTTCATCGGCGGGATGAACAGCATGTCTCCAGAATCGGCTATGGCGGATTCAGAAGTGGCGGAACTGGTGAATATGGACATCTCGGAACGGGGGACATTGACCCGGCGGACAGGGATGCGAAATCACTATCGGGAGACGCTTTGGCGGGATTTAGTGGATGAACAAGGGGGCGAGCAGCCCTGGACTTGGCTGTCAACGCTTTGAGGGGGTGCGGTAAATGCCGGAATACACGGCGAATATGGGGCTGTACAAGCCGAACATCAATGATGCGATAGGGATCGCATCCAGCATGGCCGATAATTTCACGCTCATTGATAGCAAGCTGGGAAACGCTTTAAAGAACAAAAACAACGTCACGTATACCACGTTGGGAGAGCGGTTGGATGAAGAGCTGACCACTTTGGAAGATGTCAAATCAAGTGTGGATGATATGAAGCATCGGCAGGCCAATCTGTTTTCCTACGATGGGTATTTGCGGATGATCGCCCACCGGGGAAACCCCCACGCGGCTCCGGAAAACACCTTGGCAGCCATTCGCAAGGCGATTGATTTGGGTTACTGGGCAGTGGAATTTGATGTCCAGCTTACGTCTGACAACCACTGGGTGCTGATGCACGATAGCACGATAGATCGCACCAGTAACGGGACGGGAACGGTACGCGCAATGACGCTCGCCCAGCTTAGAAACTATGACTACGGCTCCAAATGGGGCAGCTACACCTGGGGCGGGCAAACCGTTACGCCTTATGCCGGGGAACCAATCCCGACGTTGGAAGAAGTGTTGAAGCTCTGCCGAATGGGGCAAATCGTCCCGCTGATTGAGGTCAAGAAAGGCGGCGGGGCGGAATACATCGACGTGGAAATCGAATCGCTCGTCAACTTGATCAAGAAGTGGAACATGGTGGAGAAATGCGCGGTGCTGGCTTTTGACTACGTTCATCTTGAAAATCTCCGCGAATACAACAGCGACATCGTGGTTGGATACCTGTCTTCGTCGCTCACTCAAGATGTTATTGATAAAGCCAAGAGCTTGAAGAATGCCTTCTTGAACATCAAATATGATGCGATTCTTGATCCTGACAATGCAGAGCTGGTCCAGCAAATTCGGAATGAAAACATCCCGTTGGCGGCCTATACCGTGAACAACAGTACGGACCTCCGCAAGTTGGTGGATCTTGGAGTCAAGGCCATCACAACGGACTACATCCCGGTGGGAAGGGGGTTGTGATCGTGATCCTTTCGCCAGGTTGCAAAATCATCAAAGTGGACCCGATTACCTTCAACGGCATGGGGACGGTCAACCAGCGAAAGCAGGGATCTTCCATTGTGGAGGTTCGCAATGGAGTCCTTTACTGCGAAGCGAAGGCCATTGACGAGCGGGCCTATGGATACCTCAACTTCTTCGTCCCCGGTGGAGCGGCCATTGAAGTCCGCTGTTTTGCTCGACAACTGGGTGCAACTTCTGCGGGCCGGATTTCCATCGACCAGCACGCCACCAATGATGACATCGGTGGGGACAACATCGACTATGTGGAGATGGATTCGACGATCTGGAAGCCGTACTCCATCTACGCTGCGGGACGAGACGACAGGCCCTATGTGGGTGTGACGTTCGGGATCTGGAAAAACGTCCTTGGTGCCTGCGAATTTAGGGACATCGAGATCATCCTGTACGGTGTTCCCCAGTGGGCTCCGGAATTTCGGGCCTGCACCTTCTACATTGAGAAGGGGAACATCACCATCGACCAATTTAGCGTACCTACTTCCAGTCCCAACTTCCCCAACGGGTTTGAACCCCGTTTCAGCAACATGGGCATCCATTCGATTGAGTGGCAAGGCACATCAACCATCAAAGTAAATTGGGACCCCTTCCGTTCGTACTATCGGCCTCAGTGCTTTGTTCAGGTCGATTGCTACGACAACTTTGACGGATATACCGCTCACCCGAGGCTCGTGAACTGGCAAGGGGCTGAGATTCTCGTCAACCGGATGGATAACAAAGACGATTCCAGTGTGTCTACCACGGGGACCAACGCGCTGTCCCGGACAGATATAACGAATCTCACGAAGAACCGAAGGTTGTGCTTCCATCTGTTGGCGTTGTCAGCGTTTTGAGGAGGATGGATCATGTACTGGAACAAGTTCATCAAAGACGAATCCATCCCGGAAACTCATTACGGTAAGGGTCAAGGGTATTTCCGGTACTACCGCTCCGACGGCAGCTTCGATTACATCGTTGCCGTCGGAGGGAAACTCCTCCGCAACGGGGGAGATCTTCCCATTCAGGGCTTGGAGGATGGTTTCCAAACGGATCGCATGATCGAAGCGGTCCAGTTTGGAGACCGCCTCTTTATTGCTACGGGTACGAAACTGGTGGAGTACGACGGTACGGAAGCAAAGGTGGTTGAGCCATATAAACCACTTCCGCTGGAGGCCCTGTACGTTGGAACCAATGGCTTGTCCGAAAACCCCGATCAATACCTCCAGGATGGTGAAGAAGCGTATCTGCGGATCGAAGGGATCGCCCCTTCGCTGCGGATCGGGATTGTCAACCAGCCCGTCGTTTTCACCACCTACATTTCCGCTCCGCAGGGGGCGACTGTGGAGTACCGATATGAGTACAAAAAGGCCAGCCTCGATACCTTCCTTCTGGGACGGGATTGGGCCACCAATAAAGAGTGGACCTGGACCCCTCCTGACACCGGAGACTGGCAAATCAAGGTCCTGGCACGTATCCAGGGATCTCCTGATCCCCCTCAGGAATCTCAACTTCCGGTCTATAAGGTCTCCAGCTTCGATGAAAACCAGACATATGACGTGTCGGACATTCAATCGTGCAACCGGATCATGCTCCATTACAACCGCTTGATCCTGTACGGCAGCACAAAGAACAAAAACCAAGTCTACATTTCGCACCTGAACAACCCTCGATACTTCCCTACGCTGAACACCCTGGTGTTTGAGTCCAATGACCAGGCACCGCTGGTGAAGCTGGTTCAGTATCGGGACTTTCTGGTAGGGTTTTTGTCCAACCAGGTTCAGGCCCTTTACGGTACGGGTCCGGTGGGTGACAACCCCTACCGACGGGCGGTTCTCCATACCGGGGTGGGCTGTATCGCCCCTGAAACGCCGAAAG